TCCTCACACATTTGGTCATTCCTGCAGTGGTATCCATCTCCACCGCAGGCCGGCGCCACCGGTGTCATAGCGAGATACGGAGGAATCAACCTCCGACGCAGACATCCCGCCACGACCAGCCCACCACCTCATATACTCATAGGCATCAACCACAGAAAGGAGATCTCCGGGTTGTTCCTTGTAGTCATATGAGATAGTCCAACATCTCACCTCATCTCTCTGGTAATCAGGATGAACTCTAGAACGAAGGTGTTTATTCTTCGGAGAGTTGCTCCTTATGCCAAATTGGTGAGGATCAGAAACGTAGGGAATAGGATTTGTACGAACGGAGCCATCGCGGCCCGGCGTACATCCCCACGTCGTGATCGAGTAACGAAGGAAACGGAAAAGCCGAAAGGCTCCCCGGTCCCAAGACTCATTGATCATGTGGACTTGTGAAACGACATGCGAAGCGGATATTTTCCGCCTCACCCCTTTAATCCTGAAGTATAGGGGCGTAATGTCGTGGCCGTTTAGGTAGTACCCTCCGCAGGACTCACGGAAGGCCTGTGCACCAACAAAGGACTTCTCCTCGTTGACGTCAAAACCTAAACGAACCAAGATGGACTTGACGAGCTGTGTCAGACTCCCGTCGACACAGATATCGTCCCCGTAAACTGCTAGCGGCTGGAAATAACGCTCAGTGTAACCAGGGTTGCGGGCAAAAAGCCCCACACAACGCAGGACATTGAGGGGTAACCAGTCGTCGAAACTAGCAGTCACGGACTCAGTTTCGTAGGTGCGCAAGCACGCAGCATATATGCACACCGCCGCAAAGATTAAACATTGCGTCGGGAAGCACAGAGCAGACCCCATAGGTGCAAATTTCGCAAGACGGTAACTTTTATCACCGTCGACGATGGCACTGTGGGACCTGGTAACAAGCATCGGAATGAGCCACGAGGCGGGAAAGATCCCGCGTACGAGCGCAACCGATACACTGTCGCTGGCAGACGAGAGATCTAGAGTGTCAATGTCTCCGGTATAAGAACCGTAAGCACTGAGCTTTCGATTTCTAGACTGGTCACGAATGTCTATAAAGGAAGACATCGGTGACTGCTCGATAAGCCGAAGGAATTCACGGCCAACAGCCTGTTGGAAGAACATCAAGACATTAGGTTCCATGCAAATGGACCTTGATACCTTCAAATTCTTCGGGACAAACCGTAGCCGAGCCTCCCGCGAGCTAACACCATTAGCAGGGGACCATCGTGAGGGGTCAGGGATGACCTTACTCACAGACAATCCGTGATCCTCTCCATAACCATACATCCCTGTATGACCACGGAAGAAGAAACGATCGATCAGGGGATCAAACTGGAAGCTACGCAGCTTACCAATCCTCCCCTTGACGCCGCGCTCCTGAACGGCTCCCGGCCCAAACTTGGGACGGATGTCGCTAAAGGAGAACGTTGGTAAAACGTGAGACAAGATAGTCTTAAGAGACTTCAAGTCACGGGCGTCGTAAGACCAATCATTTAGCTTATTCTCTATGCCAATCCATCCGCGAAAGGCGGTAGAATTGAAGGACTCATCAACGTAATCTAACTTCTTTCCGAAGTTAAGGAACGTGTAGAGATACCTCAATACCTTGGCATCACCAGTCAGATAGTACCGGTGGTACTCCTTAAAAACAGGAGTGTCTCGGAATTCATCTATCCAGTCACCTATTGAGGTGCCTGAGCCGTAAAGACTATGTTGTGAAACAAGTCTATGGGCTAGATCGGTGTACCGAACAACCGTGGATTTTACCCCACGAGCTGCGATCTCTTTTAAAAGATCGACGTAAAGCCTAAACGGCTTTTTGTTCGGATCGAGTGGGCTATCTGCTAAGAGCGAAATCCAAGAGGCAATGAACAACGCAACAATGTCACGGTTCTCGCCCACTGGCACGCTCAACGAATCAACATAGGCATCGTCGATATTGATACAACGACGCCCGTTCGAGGTGCTGAGTAGCACCTCGTGTAACATTACTTGACTTCGCCCGACCCATAAAGTAGGTCGAGGAGCCAGGAAGTGTCACGGACTTTCGTCGTGACCGACAGGTACATGTAACTAAACATGTTACCAATCAAATCATCGGCATCCGCAACCTCGATGGTCATATCCGCAGGCAGTTCAATCACGACCTGACCCAAGATTGGTTTCTTGGTAACCAGGCCAGATACACTGTCAGTTGCGGAGGCCCATGTCGAAAGCGCCATGGTCACGCGTCGGATCGGCCCAGTAGTCCTTTGTTGGACATTGGAACCGTAGGAGACAATAGCCGGATAGGCGTTGTCACCTGAAGCCAACACGTAATCATGGAAGCGATCCCCGTTTTTTGCAATCCGGGGGCCCTGCGAAACCATTTCAGATTTCGCAGCAACTTCGACACTGACATCTTCCACAGAAGTGGTGATGTGATCGAGAGAATAGGAAATGGACATTGTGCCAACCTTTCGTTGAGCAAACTCGCAAAGCGAGTGGATAAAACCAGCTATGAAAACAGCTGGTAAAGGAGACTACCCAGGGTTCCACCATTGGTAAGACCACTAGGTATCCCAAACCCAAACTTGCTATCGTGAACGGCTGGAGTATAGCGACTAATGTCGCGATAGTACAGACGTAACGAAGCAGGTTCCGCGCCCGAACTGGACATCTCCAAAGAATCCAATTCGAATGGCGTAAGAGGGCTGGAAATAGTGTAGGAGTGAACATAGTACGCCGGGAGCGTTGCCAAAAGCAACGAATATTCGGCGCGCTTAATGGATGCTCCGACACCAGTGAACCAATTCACCACAAAGGTGAACGGAAGCAAATCCCAGAGGTTGGAGGGCTTCGGTAATAAACCAGAAGCATCAACCCCTAGAATGGCGGACAACAAACCGCTAGGGCTTGCGTCCATGACTACTTTGGAACGGGTAAGAATGGTGACTTCCTGCCTGCCAAGCACATTAAAGAGCTTGGTAGAGTAGGAACCGCGCATAACAGCGTTCGCAGGGATATGACCCATTGAACTCATAGTTGACAGCAGCTGAGGAAGGTATTCAGTGAGGACCTGTAAATAAGGTCGCCACTGGAAAGCCCACTGCAGATGCGTAGACGTAGCAAGATCCAGTATCTCTCTAATAGTAGAGAGACTTAGGTCCCTACGCAGAACGCTACCGATGACATCAAGCGCCTCCCTGATTTGGGGAATAGCGGATGCCAACTGTGGTAGCTTCTGAAGGTTCTGAAGTATATTAATATTCAGAGACCCTTCCGCCTTTTTAAAGGCGTCAACCGTCGAGAATAAGGAAGACGTAGCAAGATCACGGAAGTCCCGTTTAGCGGCCTTATCAAATTCATCGATAAAGCGGCCAGAGCGGAGCGTTTCGCGAGCTAACATCGCCACACCCCATTCCCCTATTGGCGTACGGACAGGATAACCCAAAATCAGCGGCCCACAAGTATAACTAGGGCCGCTGAACTCACCTTCAGCAGGGCCGGAAAAGCCAACAATGGCTCCTCCGACCGTGTTATAGGCATTAGAGAACCGATATATAGGGTTCCCTGGCCTGGTGAGACGGTAATCTGTACCGACGACAGGCTCCAAACCAACCTCGGGTACCTCAAAGGGTACCACAATAGAAGCATCCCAATAAAAGTCAGCGTCCGAAGTATGATCGCGGACGTGGCATTTATAAGTGATAATCAAATACGCCATAGAAAGCGTACGTTCAACGTGACTAATAGTACGTTGAACAAGGTGCGGGCCGTCAAAGACGAAGTCGGTGAGCTCTTCCCCAATTAAGGAGTCGAGCAAATCCAACAAGTTCCAAGACGAAGTCCCTCCTTCGACATCACTTAAGAGGACACCGGAAAGCGGCATCAGGCTGTTAGGCCTAAAACCGTAACCGATGAGTCCATGGGTGTTCTCGGCGAGGACAGAACGTCCCCAGCCGAAAGACAAAGAATCATGAAAAAGGTTGATTGGAGATAGAGTAGCAGAAATCGAACCCGAAAACGTGCTATGACGGCACGGACGCTCACGCTGCGAGTCAGGTGGTTCAAACCGCCTGCCGGACAGGGTGGATGCAAACAACTGGAAGTTCGCCAAAAGCGTTCCATAGTTATAAGCATCATCGGCATTAATGAGCTCAAGAGGCTCCGGACGACGACCGACTTCAAAGAAGTCGGTGCCGCCAGAATAGCCCAGAAAGCCAAAAATGCTGGACACGGACCTTGGCCCAACGGGAACGTAAAATAAAGTACGTCCCATAAGAGCGAGGAACGGATCGTGATAGTGCGTGAGCCCGAAGAACTGCCCGTCAGGGTAGCTCTTATCTTGGCCCACGTTAAACGACCAACCCACACTTACGATAGGGTTGATTGAACTATAACATAGCGTCATTGACATAAACAATTCTCCTGCTACAGACAAATGCGCGGTATCGGCTGATTCAGTCGTTAGAGGCCTGACACAGAGCGTCGCTTGCAAAGGCGGCGATGCGTGAGACGACCAACAAGACTGTAGAAGCCGACTTCAAAACAGAGCACAAAGTGCTAAGCCTCAAGGATCACCTCCCAGATAGTCATGGGTGTGGCGAAG